CTTGCAGCCTGAGTGATGCCGCTGGGTCACTGCTTGATCCCGCCTGCCCGTGCGGTTTAGGAGAGCCAGCGATTTAACCCGCGCTGGCCTAACTCAAGCTGCTAGTAATGACGGGTGAAGGTGCGGGCGCTGATCTGGTTGGCACATGGCCGCGTAGTTGTGTATCAGGCCCGCTAAACGATAAAAGCCGCTCGGCATTGCTGCTAGCGGCTTGGAATGAATCTAATTTTGAACGCAGATACCCACCGAACGTTGGGCCTGCTTTATTGCTTTTAAGGCGATACACCTTATTTATACAGATGCTGCACTTTAGCACGTCAAAATCATACTCGCAACGGTTTTTTATACAGTATTAAAAGTCGAGTGAAGGTGCGATCTTGCGCATTGCTGCTGGTCCCGCTCTGCCCTGCTCACGCTCCATTTCAATCACAAGCCATCTAGCCAACTCACGCCACTCAATGCGGAACTGCTGCTCAAAAGGAATGTGACCAGTTCCTTTGCATGGCTTGCATAGTGCGCCGCCTATGGTCGTGCTACCTTTGATGACGTGCTGGCCATGGCCGCCGCACGGTTTGCATACGCTGTCCCTGTGCCATGCGAGGCAGGCTTGAGCCATATCTACTGCTTGTGTGTGAGTTAGCCCAACCCTCATAGATGGAGCCTTGGCGCGCACCATACAGGCCAGCACCTCCACTATCTTGTTGGCTGCACCATTGTCACCAACGAACATACGCTCTAGCGCTACTGCTAAGGGGTGGCCACCTGCCGTGAGGCTGCGGTCTGCTAGGCCCATAGCTCCGATAACATCTGTGTCTGAGAAGGTGGTGCGCTCATCAACGGTTAAGCATGATGAATGCACCGCGGTGGCATATCGGTCGGTGATTCTCATTGCTTGTCATCCTTTGGTTTATCTTGCTGAGCAGCCTTGGCCAGCCTGATGCAGCGCTCTACTGCTCTGGCCTCGAGCATCCGGCCAGCACTGGCCAAGCGCACACGATAGGCGCTCATCATTTCAATTGCGCTCATCATTCACCTCTAACAAAAAATCTAAGCACTGAACCCCAGATTTCATAGAGCGCGTAAAGGCCGATGCAGGCTCCTAAAATTGGTGCGGCTGGTATCGCGGCGAGAAGCAAAAAGAATCGGTAATGCAGAGGTGCTTTCATTGAGACTCCTTGTAAATAATCTTGATGCCGTTCATTGCGCAATAAGCCAGCGTGTATTCGATAAGACTTGCGCCTCGGCTTTTAGTCATGCTCGCGGTGGATTCGCGCAGATTGACAAATTCACCCTCAAGACCCGGCACCATGTCGCTACCTTCTTTTGTTACGACGGCATGGCCAGATACAAGCAAAACTTTCCACTGCGCATCGTCACGGCGCTTACCAGCCCACTCTGCGCCGGACTTAGCTATATCGCTCACCAGTGCGTGAAACTTGGCGTTCTGGTCATTGCTGCGCTTAGGTGGCGCTATGGCCACTGAGTAGCCGTCCTCGGCTTTAGATACGGCATTTATTGCGTTTGCTCTGGCTGTTGAATGAGCGAGTATGAAAACTTGCTTCATGCCGGAACCTGCCCGTGAAAATAAACCATCGGCAGCGGAATCAAGTGTTTGATAGGTGCGAGGAATGAATCACCAAGCGGATATGGCCAGCTTTGATTTATCTCAGCCACTTTCACACATGACTCACCTTCTACTGAATTAGTTAAGGCAAGCACCTCTATGCCTATAAGCTTGTAGCGGTGTCCTTGGCGGGCGATCATTCAATCCTCTTTTCTGCGCGGCGCAAGCGTTTGCCCATCACCAACTTGAATTTCTTGTAATAAGCCACATCCAGCTTGGTTACTTTGTTTTGAGACATCAGCCAGTCAACGCGAGATTGACCAATCTTCGCAATCAAACGAGGGCGATATTCAATGATGTTTCCCGACTTATGCAGGTTGCAAGCACTGCAAGCTTTGTGTATGTTCCAGAGGTTAAATTGCACTGCTGAAGCTGCGCCGTGGCTTCGGTAGTGCGACCCATGCCACTGGCCTCGCCAACTGGCCGGTAGATTGCAAGAAATGCAGCCGTCGAAACGGTCGCGGATGCGGGCTAGCTTCTGCACGATTGCGCGGCATTCGGCTTCCCACTTCGCATTGGTTTTGAAAGTCTCCAATTTCTCCCGTGTCAACTTGCGGTCTTGCAACGCTTCTTTTGCCCATGCTTTTTTAGTCTTGGCTCGGCCAATTTCAAGAGCGCACAACGGGCTACAAGCAACTTGCAAAGGGCGGCAAGGGCTGAATTCGGTCTTGCAGTTCTTACAGCGGTTTGGCTTAATTTTTGTTATGAGAGTCATTGATTGACCATCGAAAAATAACCATTTATGCGCCCATGCTGCACTTCGTCCCAGCTCAGCGCGGTTTCTGAGGGGTAAGGCGCACGCACTCCAAAATCACTTCCCGGCCAGGCGCTAAAGCGCAGCGGGTTATTGCTGACAGCATTGCCTCCTGTTGATTCCGCGAAGGCCGGGCTGACAGCACAAGGCGAGTGCAGCACGGCAAGCACGTCATCGTGTAGCCATGCCATAGCTTCTGTGTTGCGGCTTGTTTGCAGTTGTGGCATTGGCTCACCCCACCATTCCGAGTGCAGCACGCGCACTCATGAGCGTGTAGGGCATGACTCGCTCGCCAGCATCATGCTTCGCAATCACGCGGTGTGCCCAGTCTTTCATCGTCACCCGATTACTAGCAGGCTTGAGTCCAGCCAGAACCATCGAAACGACCTCTGGACTAGCCTTTGGCGCTTCGATGCGCGGTACATCTACAGCCGGCGCAGCGCGGCACAGATTGCGGAACTGGATTACGTTCAGGCAGCGCTCTGGCAGTATTTCAAGCGCGTATGCGATAGCCTGGAGGTGGTCGTTGTAGCCAGCCAATTCGTGCATCCAAGCGGTCTTAACGTCGCTGATCGGAACTCCTTCATATTGCCGTGTCCAATCCGCGCCGTAGGTGGCCGATAAGCGTTTAAAAAGGCGATCAATGACCTCGTTCATTCGTTCGGATTTCATGCGAGCCTCTTTGTCGTTTGGGTGATGTCGATGACCATGCCGGCACTTCTTGGCTTCTCGTCTTCTGGCCATTTTTCATTCGTCATAGCTTCCCAAGCCTCGCGTTTCATGCGCCGGTCTTGCGCTGCGAATGACTCTGGGGGAACGTTTGTATTTTTTGCCGATCCGGCATTTCGACTCGCGTACCAATCGGCATTAAAGCCCTGCCATCCGGCCTCGCAACATGTGGCCAATGCGGTTTCAAGCGTTACAAAAGCTTTTCCAGCTTCGCGTTTTATTCCGTCCAATGCGGTTTGCGTTATCGGCGCATTTTTTGCTTTTCTAAGTTTTAAGAAGTCTGACCAAACAGATTCAGATACGCCGTCAGGCGTTGCGAGCGAAGCGCTGCTCTTATCTTTCTTTAATACTGGTGTTGGTGTTGGTGTTGGTGTTGGTGTTGGTGTTGGTGGCATTGCATTGGCATCTGTTTTTGATGCCGTGGCATCGCCTACTGTATGCCGTTGCATTGCCGGTGCATCTGCATGTTCTTGCTCTGGCTTATGCCATCTCTTATTTGCGCGGTCACGCTGCTTCTGCTGCTTTTCGCGCATGGCAATAATCTCACCATCAGCGCGGCGATTAATCCAGCCTTCAGGCGTTAAAACAAAGAATTCTTCCAGCACGACTTGAACGGCTTCTCGCTGACTTTCGGTTGAAGCTAGAACTAGGCGGCAGACGCCACGCAACTCATTAGGTAAGGGCTTTTCTGTCGTGTAATAGGTGTCAAGCAAGCGACGGAAAGCAGCATCTTCTTCCCAGCTCAAATGCCGAGTAGCACTCAGGTAGTCGCCAATATGAAAGGGGTAATAGTTCATACTGCAACCGAACGAAGGCTGTGAACAGCCCAAAGACCTGCAAGCCACTCAACGCCCTTGGAGGTAAAAAAAGAACGGTTAAAGGCATGACCGCTTACCTCTGATGAGCCTGTTTTAACTTCGAGCCGGCCAGCATCAATGTGGTTTTGATACGGGTGCCATTCGCCGCCCAAGCGATACATTATTTGCTTAGTAGTTAAGAACTCCCGTAATTGGTTTTCCTTTGCCTTCAAAAGCTTGGCCACTTGTCGGAAGCCTTTTAAGCCGGTCGTGTCAACATAGGCGTCAACGAATGCGGCCTTGGGTGCGGCTAATGTCAACTGCGATTCAGCGGCGATTGCACGGCGCTCAGAGTCAAGCGCCATAGTGAGAATGTCTATGCGAGACATTGCAACGGGTTGGTTGGTCTGTCCTTCAAGCTCGCGCCAGCGGACAATAACCTTGCGGCGTAAAACTGCGCTATACCCCGTCAACAAGGTTTCGGTCAGCTCGCGATTTAGTCGAAAATCAGCCTGCTCTCTCCCATAAGAGTCTAAATAGATCCCCCCAAATTTGGGGACATCTTCGCCTAGCTCAATTAGCATTTTTTCGATGTCTCGCGTTACATGGTCATGCCGCTTATCAGTCAAGTCCGCAATCTCGCGGCTGGTCATCGTTTTAATTTCAGCTTGATTCAAAATAGATATGTGCATATAATTTACTCAGTTATTGAAGTTGAAAAGAAAGCCCGTTCGTAGCGGGCTTTTTTGCGGGCGAAAGGAAAGCGCGCCCGCTTCGCTCAGACGCTGGCAAAAAGGCCACTGCTAGGCTTTTGCTTTGCGGCGGTTTGGGTATTGATTGAGGTGTGCTGTTTAACCGGCAGGGTGGACACCAATCGGGCATATGCAGCGCGGCGCTTTTCTTGCGGGGTTTGAATTGTGTTTTTCATAATCGAATCCGTACTTTTTACGTTACGCAAAATCAACGATTGCGTTTAAATGGGATGACCTGCGCCAAAGGTTTAACCGTTACAAGTCGTTCAGTCAGCTCTTGCTTTACAAGCTCAGTGCTTGCTTGATCTAAAGTTATTCCACGTGAATCTGCGTAGGCTTGCGCTTGCTGTAGCGCATGTCCAGCTAAGTCAAGCGTTGGTGGTGTAGATTTGCCGTAACTCAAGGTGTACGCCTGAGAAACTAAGCCGAAGCTTGGTTTTGCGACGCGATGCTGCCAGAATTTGAGGCATGAATTTGCTTACC